ATTCAGAACACATACTGCACGGTTTCCATTAGTGGAATTGTAGATCAATGCTCCGGCACAGGAAAGGGTAACGCTGCTAAAAGTAGCTGTCTGAAATGACCAGTAAGCGGTGGTTCCGCTTGTTGTTGGTGTGATGTTTGTGAGTGCAATCCCGCCAGCAGTGTAATTGGTTCCACTCGTCGATACTTCCCCAGCGGATGAGTAAACGGTTGTATCTGCACCGAGGGTGGCAGAGGAGAGGTACAAAGCGATTTTGAAAACATTTCCTGTTGTCGCCGTAAAGTTGTGTAACCCCTGGGCAAGCTCCGCTTTATAACTTGTACACGCTGTCTGGATGATTGCCATATCACTTCACCGGATACCGAACCTGACCAGAACGATAAGCATCCTGACGGTCTTTAGCATCACCAAGCTGTTTAAGGAGCGCCATCGCTTCACCGTACATCTTATCCACAGCCGCAATCATATCCGGCTCACCCTTCAAGAAGATATAAGCCTCGCGGATCGAGCCATACAAAAGTGTTGAGTCAAAGTTCTCACTGAGCCATGTATTACCTGAAGCGGCATCCACAATCGACTCAGGATAAAAGTAGTAATGCAACTCCATGGTGTACGCCAAGTTAGGCGTTGGACCAAGTAAAAATGTCAGCTCTCGTGGGGCACTGTAATCAGGACCGAAGATAGCGTAGTGCTTTGGTTTGCCTGTTGCTGTTGGAGAGGGGTACGCCTCACGGATAAAGTTCACGTCTTTATTCAACAGATAAAGATACTCACCAGACGTTGGGTCAATAACCGCTAAGCTATAAGGCGACAGAAAGTCATCCGGGCACTGAAGATACTTGTTGTTAGCAGTGGTTATACCCGTTACGTTGCGACGAAGATTGGGCAACTGCACCGAGTTATAGATGCGCTGCTCTGCCTGACGAATGATGGTATCAATGTCAGTCGTGGAGAAAATATTCTCCACATAATCCTGAACCGCTGTAACGAGCTGGCTGTAATTCACGCCATCGGTCCCCTGCTCATCGTACCTTTAGTCGCAGCACCTGCACCACGCATCTTGATCCCGGAGGTCTTGACTGCATTGTTCTCACGGTTGGTGTAAGCACCAACGCTCATACGCAGCGTGTCGGTATTGCGGTGGTCTGGACCAGAACCTGGGTTAGCTTCAACCTTAGTCTTTTTACCAGCCATGGTATGCGGCTCTGCATAAGCTGAGGCAGGACCAACTTCTTTCCCACCTTTTTTCATACTGTACTTAGCCATGTCTTACCCCTGGTTACGTGCGCGAGCCAAGTTACGACCCATCTTCCGCATATCCATACCCGTAGGGCCACCCTTCTTGAGCTTAGTCAGGGGCTGACCTTTATGCTTGGCACGTTCATGCTTGTGCACTGCACCGGCTACCATCTTTTTGTCTTGCGCTAAATCTTTCTTATCCATCATGGACTCCTAAGAAACGGTAACTGAACCAACTTCTGCAAAACTGACCAAGTGATTTGGCGTCAGGGCAGCGTCGAACCATCGTGCCATGCCCACAGGATTAAAGCCCCACTCAATGACACGAGAGCCACCATCTCCGCCAGGAGCTGGAACATAATAAGATGGCGCATCAGGTCTTGGATTGCGAATAGCTTGCGGATCATAGACAGGGTACATCCCAAGTTGCAACTGTGGTTGGTCAGGCTCCCAACATTCAGGACACACCAAGATATTAACGTTTTTGGTCTTAATAACCAAGGTCTTAAGCTGTTTTAGCTTAAAACGGAAGTTGCACCGATCACACTGCGCTATCGCCCATTTACCAGAGGCGAACTGATTAGGCATCAGAAGCTCCCGGTATTGCCCAAGTACATGCGCCGGGGAACAAACCGAACAGCTGCTTTTTCACGATCCTCGCCAGTAGCGTAGGTCATCTGCTGCTCATACTCAGCCCGTAAAAACTGCAAACGCTCTTGACCTTCAGGAATCTTCTGGGCAATGTAATAAGCCAGCCCTGCCATCAAGCAGGGGTAAAACCTAAATGACATATCAGGCGTCTGGATACCAGACCCAGCGTCCTGTATACGGCGCATGCGCCAATAAACTACTTGGTAGTACGGAGAGGCTTGCGTGCCTTGGTCAGGGACAGGCCAAACTGTGAATCGGGGGTTTGCCGTGTCTGAGGGTTCGTAGTTGCTTGTTGCTGGGTAGGTTTGTCCAGAGAGCCGTTGGACGTAAATCTGTATCGGTCTGGCTTGAGCAAGTTTGTTTGGGATTGTGGCGTAGGTGGAGACACTAATCCTTGTAAGTGTGAGGTCAGCTTGCGTTGAGGAATTTCCAGCCCCCGTTCTTATAACGTGTTCAAGCAGGTCAATGGTGTCGTTCGGTAGATCGTACGTCGCAGTGCCTTGTACAAGGTTAACAGTCCCTTGTTCAATCGTCCACATGTTAATGCCACGATTTGCCCACTCAATAGTCAGTAAATTCATCGACCTGCGAGCAGTCCGCAAGTCATAACCTGAGCGCATCTCACGCCCAGCCCGTTCAAACGCTTCTTCAGCGATCTCCGTAAATTCTGGGGTGAAGTCTGTTGCGCCGCTAGTGGTCATCTAAATCTCGCAGTCTTTGCGGCAATTTTTGCCGGTTGTTTGACAAACTGCTTACCTGCACTTTTTCCAGCTCGCTTTGCCTTAGTTGTTGCTGCGTATTCAGCAGGGCTAAGTGCATTAATTGCCGCCGACGGGAGGTATCGCTCGCCAGTTTTGCTAGACGGTTTACCACTTTTGGTCCGCCATTTCTGCTCCCCCCAGTCTTTCAAACTTTGCTGCGGCGCTTTCAATCTCGGTAACCCCCGCCCGCAGCTTTATACTTCTTAGCTACAAGCTGGGCCTTTCTCGCGGACCATTGCCCTGCCTTAGTGCCATGAGTCGCTGCGGCTTTAACTTGAGATACGATCTTTTTTCGTAGCCCAGGTTTGGTGTAATTACCTGCTGCATTAACTTTGCCACCTTCAGCATACTGATCGAAATCAGTATCGTCCCGCCTAGCTTTACGCTTAGCGGAGGGCATTTTAGAAGGGGCTATGCACCCCATCCCGCGAGACGCCATCACTTTAGCAACTCCCGCCCTTCATATAACCGCCCTTCTTCATAGCGGGCATCTTGCCCCCGCCAGCCATCTTGATCTGCTTGCCTTTGGTTTTACCCTTCATAGCAACGCCATCTTTGCTGGGGGCAGCAGTCTTAACAGCGCCCATCTTGCTTGCGGCCATGCCGCCCATGTTCATCTTTTTCATACCCGTAAACTCCTTACCAACAGATTGAGGGACACCTACCTTCTTTGCAAACTTAGGATTGTGCGCCACAGCTTGCATGAACTTCTCTTGCTTATCACTGACCGCTGGCATCTCTACCCCTTCTTAGCAAGCTGGTCAATTTTTGCTTCAAGCCGTTCAAAGCCTGAGTCAAATCGTTCCATAATTTTTTCAAGATCCGCACGAACTTCTGCACGAGTGATGTGGTCACGAGCGATTTCTTCTCTTGTTCGGTTTAGCAAAATCTGAATCCGCTTTTGTTCATCAGAAGCATGCTTAAGCATAAACATCACGAGGGCCACAAAAAACGATGTAACCAAATTCCAAACGAGCGCACCTGTTTCCATTTAACATTGCTCCACCTTAGCTCTATACGCATCCCATTCAGGGGCGTCAGACGAAGCATAGAGATATTGCGCCGCAAACTCTAACAACATTGGATCGTCTCGAAAATGTCCTAAACCCCGGTTGCAATGACTACAAAGCATACCTCTTACTTCTCCAGTTACATGATCGTGATCAACAACCAAAGGCCCACCATCCCCACAAATTACACATTGCGTAACAGTTGCTTTTATATCTGCTAAAGCTTCATCCGTAATTACATCACGAAACTTTCCTCGACAATTAGCATTTCTATACGACGCACGGCAGCTACGACACCAACTATCTAAACCGTTACGCTTTTTATTATGGGGTGGAAAGAACTCAATTGTTTCTGGTTTTTCCTCTTTACAGCGGGTACAGGTCAACATTTCCATGCCCGCAACGCCTTATTGATTCTACTGTTAGGGTCTTTTGCTGTCTCTGCTGAAGTGTTCTTTTTCTTATGCCCTTTCATTCGGGCGCAAAAAGAATCCCGGCGAGAGCCTCCTTCGGGTTGCGGAGGTTTTAACCCAGGCTTACCGGGATTTGCAGCATTGTAAGAGGCACGGCCTTTAGCATTAAGACCGCCCTTGGGGTTCTTGCCTTCCTTACGCTGCCAAGCAGGAGACTTAGCCATAGAACACCGTGACTTTAGCGTTAGATAGTGTTGCGTACGCGCTTGTTTCGCACCTTACGCCCTGGGAGGGGATCACTACATTAAAGGTTTCTCCGTTAGCTAGTGTGTTAATCGTAAACAGAGTCGTACCGCTTGAACCCCCATCTTTGATAATCACACTGCCCGTAGAACCTCCCGGTTCAATAACCAACCCGCGAACACGGGTTGGGTACGCACTAATATCGCCAGAAGCCGCTAGCGAAATCGCTTGAACGTCTGTTTGCATAGCCATAATTGGCCTCCGTCATTAGACGTTTTGCTGACCGAGGTAAGGATCGGTGACGTAATAAAAAATTTCACCGGTGATGTTGCCACCTGTAGGAGCGTCACCTGTCGTACCGCCGCCAGTAATCTTGACCATCTGAGTAGCAGACATAATGGTGTTGAGGTCATCTCCTGCCGTAGCAGAAGCAAAATCAATGACCAGCTTGCCCGTAGTAGCAACAGCAGCGGCAACAAGACCGTTGTCATCAGAAGCCGACGTATCGGAATATCCGATCCAGCCCATATCAAATGTGGGGGTTGTTCCGCCTGTGGCAGCGCACAATGCGTTGATCTGAGTAACAACAGCACCCGCTGGGAGAATGACTGGGGCAGTGTTAGTAGAAGAAACTTGGACGGCTACGCTATTTGCAGACGCGCCAGAAATATAAAACTCGGCAACCATAAGAGGAGTGCCACAATAAGCGGTGCGTGTTTGATCGCCGCCGCCAGAACGCCAAATGGCTTGGGTCGTTGAAACTGCCATGATAATTCCTTATGCACAAGTCGCTTGCTAATCGGTGCATCGTCTGCTGGGTCAGTTTAGCAAGCTGGTTTCCCAGATAACTAGTTTGTATCAGTTTGTTGGAGTGGTGTCAATAAGCTTATTGGCGGGACTTAGATACAGGTAATAGCATCATCACAGCCAAAAAGAAAAGCCGCTTTGCAGCGGCTCTTCCAAATCAAGGTAACTACTTGATTTTATTAGGCGCCTTGGCTTCCATAGATCCCAAGAGGATCAGAAACACCGAATGAATAACGCTCACGAGCCTTGTAACGAACGTTCCCAGTGTCGAAGTCTCCATCCATTGAATTTTGTAACGGTGTCCGTACAAAATGCTTCAAACCGTTAGGAACATCAGTGGTCAGGAACCATGCGTTCGTGTCGGTTAAGAAGTGGTTAACGGTGTAACCTTCAGGGATCGAGCCGTTGTTCTTCAACGCGTTGATGTCATTGTCGTTGGTACCAACACGCAACTCGGTTTCGAGCAGACGGGTTGCAACGAACATCAAAGCAGGAGGAACAATCAACTTACGGGGTTTAGCAGCAATGAGCAAACTACGTTCATCGGTCCATGCTGCGATCTGAATCACAGCGTTTTCCAACGACGTTTCGTTCAAGTCCACGCCCGTTGCGGTCGTGTTGCTGTTAACACCGCCAGACACCAGAGGATGAGCCGTCGAGAACAGGGTCTGACCATCACCATAGGTGTAGGTCGAATTCCAACCGTTGTTCAACACAGCAGCAGCTTTAACCTGCTTGGTGTAAGCCATAGCGCGAGCAAGTGCCTTGGTGTAACGAGCAGACAAGCTGTCGTACAGGTTATCTTCAATCGCTTCTTCAGTGATCGAAAACCCAAGCGCAATGGTCTCGTGCGTATAGCGTGCGGTCCAAGCTTCCTGCGCATTGTCATAAGCAATCGCAGCGCCTTCGTTCTTCACCGGAGCGGCGGAGAAGCCAGACAGCTTGGTTTCCTCTTCAAACGAACGCTCAGAGGTCTCGGTTTCGTAGATCTCTTTGTGCTCTTCGCCATACTTCGCATACTCCAAACCGAACAGTGCGTTCAGGCCAGGGAGAAGCTCTTTCAATAGTTGTGCGCGTGAAATAGCCATTTCTTACTCCCTATTACAGTCCGGTTGGGTTGTAGTAAGCATGACCACCAAGGAAGGTAGAACCGCTAATGTTCGGCATATTGAACTTAACGATAGCTTCCGGGTAGTAAACAGTGCCACTAGAGGTAAACGCCGTATCCGGCACCAAGTCAACAATACGCAAGGGCAACGAAGCCGTTACGTCAGCGGAACTCAACAGGATAGCCTGCTGTGAATCGCCAGTTGTGGTGTTGAGGGTGTTAGCCACCAAAGCCACGTTGTTGTTTACGTTGGTGTAGGTAAGGCCCGTGGATGTCGAAACAACCGTGGTGCCAGTCACTACGGCAACTTGGAACAACTGATCAGGATCTTCGCAGACATAAGCATAGATAAAGGTGTTTGCCTTTACCGAAGTGCCGCTTGTCCACGATTGCGACCATGTGGGTTGTCCGGTTACGGATGAAACAAACTGACAGCCTAGAAAGACGCCAGCAAAGCCTGTTGCAGGGGCAGCGGTCGTGGAGGTCGAAACTGCAATAGTGCCATCGTTAACAAAGATAACGGGGTCACCGAAACCAATGCTAGCAGCACCAGATGCAATACGACGCTGACGAGTTGCTCCGGCAAAGACCTGACCGCCAATCAGATTGATTGGTTTCAAGCCATAAGGCTTGTCGATAGTCGGGTAAGCCATTTGGATTTACTCCTACGATTGTTGATTACCGCGTCCGAATGTCACCGAGGATTTACGCTCAGAAAACAGCGGCATCCTTGGATCGTTCTCGCGCATGAATGAGTTATCGACAGAACGCATTTGGGCTTCGGACTGCGCTTGATAGTACGCATTACGTTGCTCAACGAGTTCTACCGGGGTTTTGCAAAGCATCAAACCACCCACAACAATGTTGTCTTTATAACGAGCGTTGTCATTATCAAGATAACCAGAGATTTCAGGATGATCTTCAGCCTTTACAGGCTCCCAGCCTTCACGAAGTTTGGTAGACACATTACGTGGGTCAGATTGACCCATCATAGAAACACGAACCCACCGATACTTGTATCCCGGTTCAGGTGCAGGATCAGGCAGCAACGTGGGAGGTGCCCAAGTGCGAGGACGCTCTTGCTTTTCACGGGTGTTTGCTTCACGGTTTGTACGATTCTCAGCCATTTTGTGTCATTCCTTCCGCCACTTTACGGGCGTACAGTTCAAGAGGGATTTTCAACTTCTTAGCAAGTGCCACCTGGGTCTGTGTCAGCGTGATTTTTTTGGGTGCAACGCTGCGAGATGCCGGTGCTACAACATTACTGCTCGTCCGTTTGGGTTTTTCCTCTTTCTGTGCGTCCTCAAAGTTTTCGGGAAATTTCTCACGAACACGAGAATTAACGCGTTCGTAATAGTCGTCCGAAGTTGGATCAACCCCATTTTTGACCAATTTTTCATGCAGCCCCAGAGCAAAGCTGGTCATTTCCTCATCAACCCCAAACCACTGATTATCTTTACGCCATGCAAGCGCTTTGGGGTCTGGTTGAGGCTCTGGAGCGAGTTGTGGCTGTATGTTTACAGGATTTTGTCGCGTTTGTAAAGTTTGCGGTTTGAATGTATTAAGCCGGTCAAGCTTTAACTTTGCTGTTGTTAATGCTTCTTGAGCAGCTAAAATCTGATCGGCATCAAAAGACTCATAGGCTTCTTTATATTTTTTACGCGCTTGTTCTAATTCAAGCTCCGCCGTATTTTTAGCGGCTTTAACTAAAACATCCGTGTTCTGCCCAAGATTTTGCCGTAGCTTAGCGTTCTCATCGATAACTTGTTGAGCAAACCTTAAAGCTTCTTCCCGCTCTCGCAGCGCAGCTTCTTTAGCACGTCGTTCATCGTGGTACCCGTGGGTGATCTTTTTGATCCGCTTTTGCACGCTTTCGTCGTATTTAGCAAGATCATCGTCGGATACTTCGTTAACAGGTTCTTCTAAAGGTTTGCGCCCTTTATCTTCAGGAGGTGTGTCATCAACGACTTCAATCTCAATGTCGGTTTCTTCCTTAGCCTTTACCTCTTTTTTAGGCTCATCCTGTACTTCATCAGGAAACTTAAACTCTGCTTTATCCATGGTTCACCTCACCCTGCACGTCGAATGCCGCGTGGATCTTCAACCACCGCTTCAACGGAATCATCGTTAATCAAGCGAAACTCCCGATCATGAATCATGATGCGGGTACCTGTGTTGGCCCTAACCAAGATGAAATCGCCTTCCTTACACCACGGCCCTGTGGGGAACCGAGAAGGGTCGGCATAAGCAAGCTCACCTAACTTCACCACAAACAGCACATTGGTCAACAACTCCTCGTGCTTGATGGTGACATCTGCTTTAACAATCCCGCTGTCAAACTTTTCTTCGTAGTTAGGAATCGTGCACAGAATCTTGTAGCCTCTCGGCATCGGCAATTGTTTTGCCTTCTGTTGCACGTCCTCGATAACAGCTTGTGCTGTATCAATCATTTTCAAATTCCTCATAACGTTGCACAAGGTCTTGTACCTCCATCTTTGCGCGTCGCAGACCCTGGATTACGCCGCACAAATGCTTATATTCCGCAAAATCTTTACACCCACCATCAATCATGGAGTCACTCACTTCTCGCTCACGCTCTTTGAGCTTATTAAATAAATGGTCGAGCATCTGCCGCTCATAAGTCATCATCTACCCCGCTTCATCTGTGACTTCATCAAGTCAGCCTGTATCTTGCGTTCGTTCTGTTGGTTCTGATTCTGAAGCTTGATACCTTCTTTCTGCGCATCGACGGCTATGCGCTGCTGCTCAACTTGAAGTCTTTGCGCTGCAATCTGCGCATCAATAGCGTCTTTCTGTGCCTTGCGCTGCTGCTCCATACCCTTGATCTGCAACTCCTGCTGCTGCATCTGAACAAGTGGGTCTGCTGCCATCTGCTGTGCTTGTTGCTGTGCAGCTTGTGCTTGATGGATCTGCAACACTTGCTGGGCTGCTTCTGCTACGTACTTAGCCATAGCCAACTCTTCGGCTTCAGAGATCTTCTGCTCAGGTCCGGGTAACGGTGCGCCCACACGCTGTTCAACTTCCTGACGGTAGGCATAACCCAAGTGCTCAGCGACGTGCGCCATCATAGAAGACTGAATCTGTTGCGCCAGTGGGTTCTGCCCAATCGTCCCCATGATCTTGGGATCTTGTAAGAACGTCATATGGGTTGTGATGTGCGCTTGGTGGTCCTGATAAATAAAGGCTTTAAGCGGCGTACCCTTTAAGACATTCATGTTCTCAGTCACAGGATCTTTGGGTGTCTGATCGTCTGGCAGGGGAACAAGTTTGTCTGCGTTGGGGATACCAAGCACATCAAGCATCTGTCTATGTAGGCGAGGCAGGTCATATAACTGCGGTGCACCCTGAGCTAACTGCAATGCTGCCTGATATTGCACAACCCGCTGAGCCATTGTCGAGGCGTTGGGGTCAGACACCGGAATTACTTCAACAATGTCATAGTCCTCAGCCTTAACTTGCGGGGTGCCATCTTGCGGGACGTAGCTGTAATCGGGCGATGTGTAATCACGGATAATTTCTTTAAGGAGCTTGAACTCCTCTTTCATCGCCGCATGGATGCGAGCCTGTACAGCTCCCATCGTTTTTAACTGCCGCTCAAGCAGTGCCAGCGTCGTACCCACCGGAGCCTGACTCGACATATCGCTGATCTTCATATCAGCCATACCACTTAGACGGCGAGCTTCTTCGGTGATCTGGTTAAGTAGGGCGAGGAGAACTTGGCTGGGTTCTTTATAAGGCAGCGGCAGGATGTTGTCCCTGATCGCACCCCCCGGCACATCCACATCACGCCATTCACCCGGAGCAATCGGTGTGTCGTCACCCTTGATACGCAACCCTCTGGATTTCAACCCACCGGGAAGATTCGATAGCGAGCCTGCATCCACAAGCTGACGGATCAGCATCGTGCCTGCTGTGGCGTAGCCACCAATAATATGAATTAACCCAAAGCCATAAGCACCAAAGCCAGGGATGTATATATAGTGTACGAAGTGCTGACGAGCACGTTTCTGGGGGTCATCCTCGCGGTAGTTGCGTCGAATGGCGAGAACTTTGTTAGTGCCTTTATCAATCGTAATGACGTACGGTACCGGTAACTCTTCCTCATATCCCGGCAAGTCATACTCGATGTGCACTTCGCAGATCTGATACCGCTCATCTTTTGTCGGCTGCTGACCTTCTTTCTGCGCCTTGGCTTTCTCAATATCTGTCTGCGATGGGTCAGGCTCACCTAACTCCACGTCACGATAAAACCCACTGGCCTGCAACCGCTTGATGTCATTCTTGGTCTTACGCATCATGTGCGTCAGACGATCCGTGCGCCTAATATTAGTTACCCCATAAGGCAGGATCACATCTTCAGCAGGCACATAGAATGAGACTTGCCGCTCTAACGAGGGGTCGTAGTAAACCTTTTTAAATGATGAACCCGCCAGCGCCACACCCCACAACGCCCGTTCATGCTCTGAGCGATACTCAGGCATCTTGTCTGTAAGCTGGTAGTTCATATCTGACTGCACACGCTTGGCAGCTTCTTCTACCTTGGGGTTCCACGCTCCGATAATATTAGTCTTGACAGGCCCAGCCGCAGGGAAAGTCTCCATAATGGACTCGCTCTGGAAGCGAATCGCTGATTCAGTAAGTAATGTGGAGAACACACCACAGGCACCATCCCAAGGCTCGGTCACCTCGTCATAGCGCAGCCCCAGTACATCCAAACCTTTGACGTAGGTATCAACCCAATCCTTGCGTGAGTTGATGTCAGCCTCGATCAACTCCATAATGTCCGAAGCAATCTTCTGCAACTCCGCTTCTTGCATAAACTCTGCAAGGTTGGCGTCAAACGTATCTTCTGTGGGTTCTTCTGGCGTTAGTTCAATCTCCACCCCGCCGATACCCACGCTAACGCTTTCAGGGTCTTCAATTTCAATCTCAATCGGCGCTTCTTGCTGCGCAAGCATCTCAATACCTTGAGGCATCTCGTATAGTGGTTTGCTGATTGCCATGATCTGTCCTAACTTAAATAGTAGCCGCGTTTTTGCCCACGAAACCCACGGAAGTATCGTATATCATCTGGTTCATCGCTGGGTAGTGATATAAAACCGCCTTGCCGGAAGCGCAACAGCGCCTGTGTCGCTGTATCCACGTAGTCATCATGCTCACCAACAGGAAACGCTGCAATCTCCTCGATGACTTCCCGCGCCCAGCGCGTATCAGGTGCCCAAACTTTACCGCTGGCAAACATATCAGCAACTGCATTCACGCGCACCATCTTGTCGTTACCCCTGGATGGACTAAATTCCTGAATAGGAACGCCTACCCGTCGCAACTCCTGAATAAGTGGCGCTCCTGCTGCCTTTTTCTCGATCACTACTGCGTCAGGCTCGTACTCCTTGTACATAGTCAGCGCTCGTTCCTTCAATTCAGGAAAATTCATCCTTGCTTTGAACGCATCAAGCAAAATAATATTGGGCGAACCGCCGTCCTCGTCGTTGTACCAGACCCCCCACGTCGTGCAAGCGGTGTAGTCAGAGGTTGTTTTCGTTTCGTGTGCTGTATCCCAAGACTGAATAATATATTCGCAGCGTGGTGGGTCTTCGTGCTCCCATAATTTCCACATATTGCGTTGAATAACCGCCGCAGCATCGCTCGTAGGCTGCTGCATATACTGCGCCTGCCAATATCGCGGGTCCATACCCGCACGTTTTGCTTTTAATTGGTCAAGCGGCCATTGTTCAGGCCATAATGATTTTTCATTAGCTTCATTTTCATTAAGTATGGCGGGTAATTCAACTATTTCCCACGGATCTGATTCTGGATTTTTAGTTTGATAATCAATTAATCGCCCAGTTAAATCAATTAAACTCCATCGGGTCATAATAACGATAATAGCTCCCCCCGGCATTAAGCGCTGGAGTGGGCCAGTCTGAAACCACGACCACGCCTGATCAAAAGTCAGCCGTGAATTCGCTTTTATGTCCTGTTCAGAATGAGGATCGTCAATAACAAACAGATCAGCACCACGCCCAGCCAGAGCGCCGCCAACGCCAACAGCATAATATTGACCTCCAGCTCCGGTAGACCATTTTCCGGCAGCTTTTTGGTCTTCTGCGAGGACCGTTTTTGGAAAAACTTGCGTATATTCATCGGCGTCTACCAAGTTTTTTACACGACGACCAAAATCCTCCGATAAAGACGCCGTGTGCGTTCCCATAATAATTTTTTTATCTGGGAAATTACCTAAAAACCAAGCGGGAAATAAATAACTGGAGAACTCTGATTTACCCATACGTGGGGCAATATTAATAATGACTCGTTTTTTATGCCCTGCTACCACGTCTTCAAATATTTTGGCTAATTTTCTGTGGTGTGCGCCTTCTTTAAATCCTGGATATACGTGATGCGCAAAAGATAATAATGATTTACGCGCACTTTTAATATTTTTACGGCGTTCGTGTTCATCTAATAATGTTAATACCTCCAGTTTTTCTTCCGCAGGCATTAATGGCAACGCTTTTCTAAGCGCTTCGACTTCCTGATTACTAAGATTCACTTGTTTTCTCTTGCGCTGTCACTTCAATAGCGCCCATATATTTACCAAGCTTGTCTTTTATTTTTGTTTCAATCTCTTCGTCGCTGAGTTCTGTCTTTTTAACTTCCACCCGCTCAGTAAATAGCGCCACTTCAGTGACCTTCCCCAACATCTCCAGCGCTTTCAGCCGATACCTGGGGTCTGGGTGCTCCGTATCTTCCAATATCTTTGCGACCGCATAACCCCTTAACTGCCGCGCCTGTTCAACAAACGCCCAGTCATACGCTGTCAGCATCCCAACAAGATGTTTTACCGCCTCTGGCGTGGTGTTAGACAGCAACTGCTGCTTAACTTTCTCTGCGGGAGCGCCTGCTGCCATGGCCGTAAACGCAAGCTGTGCTGACTTCTGCTGCGCTCTGGCTTCTACTTTCTCTTCAGGCTCCACCCCTATTGACTCCAAGAAGTCCGCCGTCTTTATCTGAGCGTCCAATAATTCTTGGGGCGTGGCGTTATCAACATGCGTGAGTTCAGGCATGTCGTCGTACATTGCTGGCGTAATAAGATGATCAAACATGTGAGGGAAAAATAGCGCTTTCGCGCAGGGGCACCTCATAAAG